AAAAAAACTCGTAATCGTTTACTTAAAACGGTCGCGGTTTCATTGGGACAAAATATGGAAAGGTCGTCTTACAAAGTATAATTTGCAATATAGGAGAAAACGTTATGGCGGAAAGTCGTAAAGAAAGATTAGAGCGTGGGCGAGCAATATTTAATGAGGATTTTATAGAATCGTTTTCTAATAGTTTAACTAAAATTATTGATCCGGGGTCGGGTGAATGTTTTAGTAAAGCGGAAGCGAAGTCATTAATTATTTCTCTTGTTGGTGCAGTTGTCGATGACGTATCGGATGATGGGCTGGCGGCGATTATAGAACAGAAGATGTCAGAGTTCGGAGTCGTCGATGATAGTGAGGAAGAGTCCGAAACAGTAGTTCGGGTAGCCACTACACCGCAGTTTTATGCTTTGGCGCAAGACTCAATTGGTCGAAATCGTGGACCAAATGACGAATTGCTCAAGACTTTGGATTTAGAGGGTGTACATGTTTTAGCTTTGCAGATGTTGCATAATGACCATGAGTGGCGGGGCAGGTGGTTATGTAAACTTGCTGGTAGTGAAGAGGCGGTTCATGTTTGGATGGATAATGGGCCAGAGGCATACGAAACATATACGTCTTTAAGAAAAGTATCTGATGGGTAGAGGGATGCTATTTTTGTGAATAACTGCTATATATGTATTGTTGAGATACCGTGCCGCGTAAAAGTGGGTTCCTCGGGCGTTCAGCACTACTTTCTTCCTTCTGGCGACGTTCCTTTACGGGTGCGTCGCCTTTTGTTTGGTGTTGGTCATGATTAGGGTGCGCATTGGTGCGGAGATAAGTTTATGTGTTGCAGAGCTTTCGCCGCGTCTACTCAAGGCTATAGAGAATATGTTTACCTTTGTGAATCCAGAGTATGAAAAACGTAAGCGTCAGAATAGGTACACAAAAAGTACGCCACAGTTTTTACGATTCTATAGGCATAGAGAGGGGTGGCTGTATGTGCCGAGGGGAGCGATCAATAAAGTCCGCACAGCATTAACAGAGCATGGTGCTAGTCCGAAGTTTTTAACTCGCGATGTGGTGTCCAGATCAAGGGGGGGGATACCACTAGATGATTTTGATGTGTCCTTGCGGCCATACCAATTAGATGGGCTGCGAGCAATGCATGAACGAGTGCAGGGTGTGGTGCAGATGCCATGCGGTGCGGGTAAGACAGAGCTGGGAGCAGCGGCATTGCTTACGACTGGTGAACCGGGACTGGTTATTGTGCATACGGAAGACATATTAGAGCAGTGGAAGCATCGAATACATCGGATGAGTAGAGATTGGCCTAGAGTAATATCTGGGACAAAGAAGAGCGACTTATCACCGCTTAATGTAGGTGAAACAGCGGTTGCAATGATACAGACGCTTAATTCTGCTGGACCGAAGGCGGAAGCGTTTTTGGCTAGTGTGGGTGCAGTGCTCACTGATGAGTGTCATCATATCCCGGCGCGAACATGGGCATTGGTCCTTAATAATATTAAGGCGCGTTTTAGGTGGGGGCTTACAGCAACGCCGCGTCGAAATGATGGACTCTCATTCCTACTCAAATTGACTATGGGTGACACTATCTACAGCATAGATACAGATTACCTTATTAAAAACGGTTACCTGCATAGGCCGCTTATTGTGCCAGTTTGGACTGGGTGGGTTGTCCCAGAAGATTGTTACCCTGTTACGGTGCTGTGCCCTGCGTGCCTCAAGTGGAGGCCGACAACAAGATCGAAGCACCAAAATGGTGGATCTAGATGTAAGCCATGCAAGTCGCAAATTCCGCAAGTTGCAGATATGCAAATGGGGAAGCTGAATTATACAAAGGCTGTAAGTGAAATGTCCTTGGATGCGGGAAGGATGGAGATTATACGCAAGTTGGTTAAGGCTGCGACAGAGGATGGTAGAACAACTCTGGTATTGGTGCCAAGAAAGGCGGCGGTTACTAGTTTGGTAACGAAACTGCGATGGGAAAACATAGATGCAGTTGGGGTAACGTCTGATTATGATAAATATACAAGGGCGAAGCTACTCAAAGACATCCGTGAAAAGCGTGCGTCAGTAATAATTGCGACCCAATTAGCAGATGAGGGTTTAGACTTACCAGCGATTGACTGTGCCATTAATACATCGGCTGGAAGGCATACTGGTACTGCGAAGCAGCGTGTTGGTAGGACGTTAAGAAAGTCTGGGAGAGATCCCATTGTATTTGATTTTGTAGATACATCGGAATTTGAGCGACAGTGGATGATAAGGGCAGGAGCGTACAAAAAAGAGTATGGGAAGTGCTTTTTTAACGGCGAGCCGATCGACCCAGATAAAGCAATAGAAGTGTTTAAGAAGGAGAGGGATAAGCAGGGCCAAATTATGACCGGGTTGTAACCGTAGGGGTTACATATCCATGTTTGGTTTGATATATATGGTGAATATCAATCCAGAGGAAGAAAATGAGAATTGTGATACCGCGATATGAAGAGCGGATTATCGGATTACCTGATAAGTCGTTCATTTTTACTAATTCAGAGCGTCAAAGTGCGGCTTGTCCACGAAGACATTTTTTTGGTTACAGTGAAAATCTGAAACCTTTAACTACAGCGTCGGTGCTTCGGCTTGGAACTGCTTGGCACAGTGTGATGGAGGCTGCATACAGGTATTGGATGGAGAATGACTCGTCTGTACCTGAATCCCTATTGTTTGATGAGGTGGAAAGGTTTTCTGCTGCCACAGCTATTTCAGTGTTCGATGGACTTCTTGATGAGAGTGATTGGGAAAAGGAAGTCGATATTTTGAAGCGTGCGGTTGAGGGTTGGGTGGTTAAGCGGGGATTGGACCCATATAAGTTCTTTAGGGTTATCGGGGTTGAGACTCCTTTGGCAGCACCCGTGGTGAACCCGACTACAGGTAGGCAGTTTAGGCCACAGGGTTACTTGATTAAGACGGGTGATGGTTTGCGTGAGGCCCGTGCTGGTGAGGCGTATAGTGACGACGTGGTATCGGTACGATGGCCATATTACCAAGTTGGTAGATTGGATGCGGTAATTGCTCATAGAAAAAGTGGTACGGTATGGGCTGTCGATCATAAGTTTTCATCTGCTCCAGAGGGATACTTAAAGAACGCGCTATATGACCCGCAGCTTCCCGGTTATTGTTGGCTTCTTGCCCATAATATCAGGGAGGGAAATATTGAGGGGATAAGTCCAGATCAAAAGGTATCTGGATTTATGTACGAGGTGGCATCGTCACAGCCACAGCGAGATCCAAAGGTATTAAAGAGCGGAAAGCTATCCGTAGCTCATAATGCTCGCGTTCCAAGTTGGAGGTTTAAGAATTACTGTCGTATGCATGGTGTAGACCCAGATGATTATGCAGAGTACATTGCTTCTCGCGAGGCTTATGTAGATGAAGGTCTTTATCTTACAGAGTGGCTTACGTTGCAGAGTGATATTTACAAGCAGTACATGGAAGAGATCTACGGTGTTGCCTCAAAGTTAGCGAAGCTAAAGCGTGAAGCGGCAAAGTTGAAAGAATCCAGTTCAATTTATACGACACATCCGCGAGTCCCTATCTGTAGGCTACCCGGTGGCAGTTGTAAGTTTAAGGCACCATGTTTCCAAGACAGTAAGGAGATTCGTGACTCCTATGCAATTGGTGATGGTGTTCGTTGGTTGGATGATGTTGATGATAGCGATCTTCCCGTCGAAATTGATGGGCGGGTCATAGGAAGAAACGAGAAAGAAGAATCTAGGAGTAAACTCGGATGGTAAATTTAATAAAGGCCGGCTCGGAAGAGTTAGAGGCACACTTGAAGCTGCTTATTATGGGCGAGAGTGGAGCGGGAAAGACGTTTTGTTCTGTTACGGCTCCAAATCCTGTCATTATGCTAACAGAGCGTAATGGGATGCAGTCAGTAAAACAGTCTAACCCAGATGCGTTAGTTGCGTACTGTACAACGGCGAATGAGTGTAGGGACTTTCTGCTCTCTGCAATGAACGGCGAGTTGCCTGATCATGTGGAGACGATTGTTATTGACGGCATTACAGAGGTGCAGCAGATAATGATTGATGACATTCTTGCTAACAAGGGTGGTGGTGACAGAAAGATGTCATTGCCTGACTGGGGGGTTCTAGGTGATCGTATGCGTCGATTCTTACGATGTTTACGGGATTTGCCATACCATGTTGTGGCTACTAGCCTTGTAAACCATGAATTAAACGACACAACGGGTGAAATGCGCGTGTTTCCTTTGGTTCAGAGCAAGAAGTTGCCGAGCATGATGGCTGCGAACTTTAATGTTGTCGGTCTTTTGTTTAAGAGGGAAGTAGAAGATGATGATAATAAAATCGTTGTCAGAAAGGTGATGGTCGAGGGTCCAAGCCGGTACATGGTTAAGCCTTGTTCACCTATCAATGGTATTTTAGATGCGAATATTTCAGACTGGGTTGCGGTCTGGAAGAAATCTCAACTTTCGGAGTCATCCGTAAATGGCAAACAATCAAAGAGTAGCAAAAAAGCTACGGGAGGAAGGTAATGGCTCGTATTGAGTTAGATGAGTTTGAAGAAACAACTCAAACAACACAATCAGATCGTATTGAACAGGTGGGGCCGGGGCGAAAAGTCGTTCTGGCGGTGGGGCACGAGTATTTCGTGATCAACTCCAAACCAGTTGTATCGATTCGCTTTGTTTGTATTGAAGATCTCGAGGGAAATGGGGACGCAGGGAATATCCTTACTGATACATTTTTCTTGAATGAAAAAGCGGTTTGGCGGATTGCACGTTACGCATTGGCCACTGGTTGGCGTGAACCGTTTGATCCAGAAATCCAAGATGAACTGGAACAGGTGATGATGGCCGGTGCCGTGACGGTATCGGTGAAGCTAGAAAAGAATGGGGAGTACACGAATAGACGTGTAAATCGGTATGACCCATCTAACTATGGCGAGAGTGGGTCTAAAAAACTAAATGCCGATCAAAAGGGGCTTGTCGAGAAGGCAGAGTCGCATTGGGAGGGCTACTTGAGCTGGCGTAGTAAGAATCCACGACCGGGTCAGGCTGCACCAACCAAATCGGTGAGTAAGTCCAGCGACTATGAGGATATACCATTCTAGCTCCAGTTAGTTCGGGAGCTAAAGAATATTGCGGCTCCCGAACTAATTGATTTCTTGATACTGTGTTCCGTAGGAGGGGCACGATGTATCATATTGGTATAGATCCCGGTTCAGAAGGCGCGGCAGTTATCCTAAATAACCAAATGGCTGTTGCCGCCGCATACTGGAAGCCAGTTACTCGTAGTAAAAAACGAGTTAGAAAGTTAATAATGATATATCGTGGCGGTAAGCCAACAACCACAATTGTATCTAGATTTTCCGAAATTGGGTTTCAGCTTTGTGGCTTAACAACCCTATTGGGGATCTCCGAGTCCTCGCTTGCATGTGAGGATTTTTATTTAGGCAGAAACGCTCGGACAACGATAGAATTGGCGAAAGGTGCGGGATGTGTTGTCTCGCCATTAGAGCAAAAATTACACATTAATGCTGAATGGGTTGCTGCTGCTGACTGGAGGCAGGTGGTACTTGGATTGAAGCGAAATACGAAACGTAATGATGTAAAGAACGCATCGTTATTGATGATACCAAAGCGTGTAAGGGGATTAGCAGAGCTGGCTAAATTACTTGGCAGTCCAGATCATATTACAGACGCGGCGGGAATTGCAGAATGGTCTAGAGTTATGAAGGAAGGAATAGATGGACGGACAGAAAATAGAGCGAGTCTTTAATGAATGGAAGAGCAGACAAAAACGACCACATTTATGTAGATTAACGAAAGATCGTAAGTCCTTAATTTTAAGCAGGATAAAGGATGGATATACAGAAGAAGATCTTATTGTATTAATTAAGTATGCGTTTGAAAGTACAGATGCGGGTCCGAAGTATTGGCGGGGAGCAAATGATCAGCGGCGATTGTATCTAGACCTGACCAATTTGTTTCGGATTGGCAAGTTGGCGAGTCGGGTAGAGGCTGCACATAATTGGCTGTTAGACCTTGAGGAAGGCGAGAAGGATAACTATGGTCCGTTCCGGCTTATCAGGGGTAATCAATGAGTTCTTGGTTATCAGAAATAGGGGAACATAAAGTAGCCGATTCTGCAAAGCAGTTGGGTATGGAATCAAAGCGTATGCGTTCGTATGGTCCTTGCTTGGCTTGTGGTGCGTCAGAGCGTAGTGACGCGGACAGGCGTGGTCCGGTTGGGCTGTCGAGTAATGGCAAGGGCTGGCGTTGTTGGAAGTGTAATATTAGTGGCGACCTAGCAGATCTTGTTTCCCTAAAAGTATGTGGGAAAAAGATAAAAGAGACTTCCAAGCAAGAAAAGAGCGGAGTGCGCGACCATGCATATAGAATGGGGCTATGTAGCCCTGTTAATGGATCAACGCGGCCATCCGTGCTTGGTGTCTCACAAGTAATTTCTAAAAAGAAGCCAGAACCTATAAAGAAGGCAAAGCCAGATACTGGTCCGTTTCGATGGACAGACGATCTTCCAAATGTATGTATGGAGAACTTGTTTTTACCGGAAGGAAAGGCAACATTAGACTATTTGGTAAATGTTAGACGATTTGACGAGCAGGTGATTCGAGAGTTTGGTTTGGGCGCGCTCCTGATCAGGAACAGCAGTGGTGACGTTGTAGAACAATGGGTATCGATACCGCTGCGTGATGATATTGGCCGAATTGTTAATGTGAGGTTCCGTAGAACACCCACCGTATGCGCCTGTAATGGGGCCAGAGAGGGCTGTAGCCGATGCGGGGGGTCAGGGACCGTCAAGAAGGCGTACCGGGTGTGTGCGGGCCGCCCTCTCCCCCTGTATGGTGCTCACCTGTTGTCAGCCAATCACAAGTCGGACATTATTGTTACAGAGGGAGAGCTTGATGTTATCGCGATGCACCATTACGGCTTTGATAAAAATGTTGTAAGCGGCACTTCGGGGGCGGCTGCTAATTGGCCAGATGATTGGTTAGATAAGTTAGAGCCATATAAGCATTTTACTATAGTGTATGACGATGATGATGCGGGACGGTCGGGTGCATTGAAGTTGGCGGGCAAACTTGGGACATACAGGTGTGCTTTAGCGAATCTCCCCTTTAATGATCCCGGCGAATGTTTGTCGGAAGGCGTGGACATAGAAGAGGTGATTCGATGCCTGGATTTAGCAACATCATTATGTGGAGTATCGTTACGCAAGGTAGATGAATACCAAGAGGATATTGAACGACTTATTAATTCACCAGAAGATCTGATTGGCAGGACACTTGGGTCAGAAAAGTTAGACCGCGTGATTGGTGGTATGCGACCCGGCTTGTGGGTTGTGACGGGTGAGACTGGTCACGGTAAGACAACTTGGGCCACATGGGTATGTCGAGAACAGTCAATGTTACACATTCCGGTGATGCTTACATCTTTTGAGCAAAGGCCAATAGGTACAGTGCAGAAATTACTGCGTGCCCAAATGGGTGGTGACTTTATGAAGGCTACGCCAGATGATAGGCGTGAAGCACTGTACGAACTGGGACAATTGCCAATTTACATAATGGACCATTACGGCGAAACCACGAGAGAGCAGGTTGTTGATGCCATTAGGTACTCGGTGCGGCGACATAATGTGAAGGTTGCACTAATTGACCACCTTGGATTTTTAACGCGGGGAGCTGGCGATAATGAGCGTCAAGTAATCGAAGAGGTGGTGAGAGATCTGGCCCTAATTGCTGTGAATGATGGAGTAACTATTATATTGGTTTGCCACCCCAATAGAACGTTTGCAAGCCAACAACGAAGGGTTAAAATATCAGACTTAAAGGGTGCGAGTGCTATTGAACAAGATGCCCATGTTGGACTAGTTGTGGAAAGGCAAGCACCAAGGGCGGAAAGGGGGTTCCCTGCGGCAAAGGTTTATGTTGACAAGGTTAGAAGTGAATTTGGGTCGCCCGGTGCCCATGTTATTATGCCATTCGATCCCCTTGCTTGTATATTTGCAGACACTTGGGACGAAACCCCAAGCGGACAGGCGGGGTTACGACCGATTGTGCCGGGGTAGGGCTGTTACTTTTAAGGTTTTTAGATAAGTAGACTAGGAGGCGTGATGCTTGATTTAACGAAAGCCACCAATGAGGCAGCGGGATTCATTAACAAAATAGGGATTAGGCGGGATGGGACAGCAGATAACGAGTTGTTGTTTGATCTGGATTTAGCATTTATGCTTGCGTCAGATTTGGATGCAAAGGTTGTAGATAAACTTATTCCCGGCGCATTGGCAATGTATCTGCGTACCGAAGATGGGGATGAACAACTTAAAACATCGGTAAGAGTAAACCCTTCCGCAGAGGATTTGTTTGTTTCATTAAAACAGTCGGACGCATTGATGCAATTGTTTGATGGCAGGGCTTGTGTAAGAACCGTTGTCTATAATGCGGTGCCCGGTGCGGCTTCTGTAGTATTTAGGATTAGGTTATTTGAAGTAAATATTGATAGTGCTGGCGTGCTTTGTGAGGCTCTTGGTTCTAAAGTAACGTTAGGCTTTACGAAACAACAACAGTTGCTCACTTTTCCTGCACCGAAGGATGATCAACAAGCGGAAGGGGAACCGTGGACTATTGTTAGTGGTATGGATGAGAATGATGCATGGGTCTTTGGAAGATTAGCGTATACTGACGATTCGGATAGAAATTGTCCTCCAATAGTATGTATTGATGACTTTGGGATCGAGACGACGATCGAAGAGTCTGGGATTATTTCAAGATTTGATATTTCAGCTAATGGGCTACTAGCAAGCATGATTGATACCTTTCAAAGCAAGGTAAAGAACCTTGGCGGTAAGCCAACGTGGGAGCATATGATCTTGGCGATGGGGCAAGAATATTCGAATAATGTCGGCATTAGTGCAGATCCGTGCGAGCTATCATGGGGCGTTGTTAATAAAGCGGTACAGTATTCAAAAAGTGCTTCATGATAGGGTATACCTCCTATATAGGTTCAGCGAAGCGGCGTAAGCCAGTTGTCGATATGGGTTGGCGTATGTTGGTTCCGGCACATAGATCATCGAAACTATCGAAGCCGGATACGCCATATGCGATGGATAGTGGTGCATGGACCTGCTACAAGCAGGGGATACCATTTGATGAAGCAGCATATCAACATGGCATAGACCGCATGGGTGATGATGCGGATTGGGTCGTGCTTCCAGATGTGGTTGGTGAGGGTTCTAGGTCACTAGATTTTAGTCTCAAGTGGTTAGATAAACTAACCCATATCAAATTACTTCTAATTGCTGTTCAGGATAATATGAACCCATATGATGTAGAGCCGTATCTTTGTAGCAGGATTGGTATATTCTTGGGCGGTACAACAGAATTTAAGATTAGTTCAATGCGTATGTGGGGTGAAATGTCTCGTGATAGGGACTGCTACTACCATGTGGGCAGGGTAAATTCTAATAAGCGAATCCGGCAGTGTCAGGATGCGGGAGCGCATAGTTTTGATGGTTCTGGCGTTTCAAGGTTTTTCCATATGGATAAAAGGCCAGCGGAGCGGATGAAAAATGCAACAATGCAAGGTCATTTATGGGGGAGGCGTGATGAGCGGTGATGGTGAGAGGACAGGAGATTTGCTGGCGGTGATTGAGACAATGAAGTTGACCCAAACACCAACGATGGATGGGATATTGTCTAAACTTGATTACCAAGAGCGGACCCAGATTTTAGACCTTCTTAAAGTGGCGTATTTGGCAGGACAGGATGCAGAAAATAGACGAACGGGCAAGCTAATGGCTCGAATATTTGGTGCCTTTGTTGGGGTGACTCCCGGTTTGGATTCTGATGAGTTTAATAATTTGACTCCCGGTGAGCGAATAAAGAACATGGTTAAAATGCTTGCTGGCGGATTGTCATAATGGCTGCACAATCACCAATGGAAGAGATCGCAATTACTCTGGAGAAGCTAATAAGGTTTGCACCAGCTCTACCATTTACAGCTAATCAAGTTGAGAGGATAGCAAATACGTTTGAAGTTGAGGCACCAAGATTAGTGGATCAAATGGAACGATTTGTGGACGTACTGGAGTCGTTTTCAAAAGAATATAAGCAAGACACAGTAGATAAACTTCTAGGGGAGGCGGTAGGCTTTCTAAATGGTTTGTCTGAACAACAGGAAGAGAAGTGAAGTTCAAAATAAAATCAGATATGCGATTTTCTCATCCAGAAGCGGGCAAGGCGCAGAATTTTCGTATTTTGGAAAAAGGTACAATAATTACAGCACTTGCGCCATCTGAAATGACAGATGAAGAGTTGGGGTCTATTCAGGGTATGAGGAAAAGAGATCCACATAACAAGCGACGGATCGGCTTTAAGTGGCTTGGAAGATTTCGCACGGGGATTATTGGGGATGATTTATCCCCATGTCATTCAAGTGGGGTTATAAGTAAACGAAATTGGTAATAGCCACGCAGAGTCCTTGGAGGAACAGTGGGAGAAAGATGCAGGGTTTATAGAATATCAACAGCAGATCTTGATAGATCTGTCGATGATCCAGCATTAAGTTTACTGTTATCAGAGGGGTGGACTGTTGTTGCCCCGATTGCAGTAGAGGAAAAGAATGAGGTATCCATTGCACTCATAATGGCTCCACCTAGAGTTGAGTCTTATCAGTGGAAGACGTGGGTAATTGTTGCGTTGGTTGTAATGATCGTGATTATGACATGCATGTTATTACTTGGGGGGCAGTTGTGAGTGTTGGTAGGTTGAAGGTTAGGGAGGTATTCCCAACAGTACAGGGAGAGGGGAGCCAAACAGGTAAACCAGCGGTGTTTATACGCTTTAGTGGTTGCAACCTGTGGAGTGGCTTGGAGGCTAGTCGGGAGAGCGGGAGGGGTGAGTGTGCCCAGTGGTGCGACACAGATTTTGCTAGTGGTGTGTTTTTAACACCAGATGAAATTGTAGCGAAGGTCAACGAACTTCGGGATGGGTGGAACCACTGTATGGTGGTTATGTCTGGTGGAGAGCCACTTCTTCAATTGCGTAAAGCGGCGGGGGTAGAGTTGTGTAAGGCTCTAAAGGGAGAGGGTGTTTGGCTTGCAATAGAAACCAATGGCACCATTGATGATCCAGTTTTGGAATTGTTTGACCACATCACCGTGAGTCCAAAATCAGATGTTTCGACTAAAGATGAGAAGGTATCTTGGGACCATATAAAATTGCGTCACGGTACGGACTTAAAGATCATTGTACCAACAATGTGGTCCGATGACGCAATTGATGAGTTTTGCAAGGATAGGTGGGGCTTTCCACATAAGTTTTTCCAGCCAAAAGATATAGATGGTAAGGGGCTATCTAATATTAATGCTGCTATCGAAATGACGAAAAAACATGCCGGGTGGCGGGTGTCATTTCAAACACATAAATACGCGAGGTTGCCGTGAGTGAGGTTAGTAAAGAAGAGGCAGAAAACGCCATTAGAACGCTGTTGCGATATGCTGGTGATGATCCAATGAGAGAGGGATTATTGGATACTCCGAAGCGGGTAGCGAAAGCATATAGTGAATGGTTTGGTGGATACGGGCAAGACCCGCATGATGTTTTATCAAGGACGTTTTCAGAAAGTAATGGTTATGATGAAATCATTTTATTGAGCAATATAGACTTCCAATCACATTGTGAGCACCACATGGTGCCGATTATCGGTGTTGCCCATGTTGGGTATTTACCAAAAGATAAAGTGGTGGGTATTTCAAAATTAGCTCGAGTTGTCGAACTGTATAGTAAGCGTTTGCAAATACAGGAAAAGATGACCAGACAGATTGCAGATGCGATCTCCGAGGTACTAGATCCACTAGGGGTAGCAGTTGTGGTAGAGGCGAAGCACCACTGTATGACGACTAGGGGCGTAAGAAAGTCAAATGTGGTGATGACCACCTCGGCGATGTATGGTCGATTTAGGGAAAACCCAGAAACTAGAGCAGAGTTTTTAGCACTTGTGGAACGTGAAAGTAGATAGGAGGAGAGCATATGCAACCGGATGGCGCATTGGTATTGTTGAGCGGTGGTCAAGATAGCACGACCTGTTTGTACTGGGCACAGAAGAGATGGAAGAACGTATCGGCATTAACGATTGTGTATGGCCAAAGGCATGTGGTCGAGATTGATGCAGCAGCAAAGATAGCTGCTGATGCTGGGATAGAGCATGAGGTATTAGAATTATCTAGATTGCTACATGGAACTAGCCCGTTAGTTAATCCAGAACATGAAGTGGGTCAGTATGAAAATGTGGAGCAGCTTCCCGGTGGAATTGAGCCTACATTTGTCCCTTGCAGGAATATATTGTTTCTAACTGTGGCCGCGAATAGGGCTGTAGTGAAGGGATATACAAATTTGGTTACTGGTGTGTGCGAAGAGGACTATGGTGGATACCCAGATTGTCGTGCCGACTTCATTGCAAGGATGGAAGAGGCTTTACAGGCGGGAATTTGGGGTGTTGAATCAGATATGCCAGTTAGAATCCATACGCCATTGATGCATTTAACAAAACGTGAGACAGTGGAGCTGGCGGTTGGTCTAGATGGGTGCATGGAAGCGATGAGTCATTCGCATACCTGCTACAAGGGCATGGTCCCACCATGTGGCAAGTGTCATGCTTGTATCTTACGAGCAAAGGGATTTGCTGATGCGGGAGTGGAAGATCCATTACTGGCTAGATTGGGTTCTGGATGTTCTGCACATGGATGAATACTCTAAATGGTTAGGTCCAGCTAAAGAGAAAGAAATAGGTTTTCTCTTTAGTTATTTTCATTTTATGAAAACGGATTTAAGT